CTTAATGTTATAGTTACATTTGAACTTCTTCCAAAACAGTTTTCAGCATTTACCTCGATAGTGAATGTGCCTGTACTTCTAGCTGAACCGGTTATTATTCCTTTGTTTTGATCAAAAGTCACACCCTGAGGAAGAAGATCTCCTAAAAATACGCCTGAATTAACTGAAGTAGTAGTTCCAGATGTAGTGGTGTAAGACCCTGTTGTTTGTATAGTAATAGTATTGTTAGCTGCTATAAATGTATTTTTAGATACGCTTTGACAGTCTGTCCAACTTATAGTAGCTCCCTCCGATCCTGCTGTAACCTGAACATTATTACAAGTTCCTACTACATTGTAAAAAGTAGGATTATTAGTAGTTTGTAAGTTAATATTTAAAGACTCACCTTGATTTATATTAATTGCAGATGGTATAGTTATTACAGGAACAGATGTTTCTGAGCAAGTAGTACAAACTGAAGTTTCTTCCACAACTCCATCTCCAGACACAAATAAATAATAATTTAAAGGAGCGGCTATAGTTCCGTATCTATGGTAAGCATTATCACCTAACCTTGAAGTTCCAAATGGATTTTCATATATTACATCTCCTTCAATAGGTATAGCTCCAGTTCCATTATGATACTTTGTGTCTGGTACTATGGCTCCAGTTCTACAAACATAATTAACTGCAGTAGGATCTAGTACTGAATCAGAATTCTCATAAACAAACGACGTAAGAGTAGGGTTAGGAACAGTTATGGAAGCAATAGTATTTGTGCTTGGCGTAGCTCCTTCTCCAAAATGTTCTATTTCAATGTCATAAATTATATCATCATTGGTTTTTACGAAGTCGAGTGTACCACTAATAGTGGTGGCAGTTTTTCCGGATTCTGCTATTATCGTTCCATTTTGTTTTAATCTAAATATATTTCCTGTAGCTCCTGTGCCACTTACAGGGGTATATGCTAATGATATTCTACCTTGTTTATTTCCAAAATCTAATTTACCTCTAGCGATTCCCGCAACATTATTAGTGGCTTCTGGAACAGCAAACTGAGCTGTTGAGCCTGAACTAATTTTACCTCTGTAATCTACCACCATATATAAATGATCAAAACCTGTTCTATTTAAAGTAGGAAGTGTTCCTGTCCAATCATCACCAGATAGTACAGGTGTCATTTCTACTGTGTTAGGGTCAGCAATTACTTCATCTATTTGATTCTGTAAATAAACCGTGTTACTTAAAAGATAGTACATTTTGGTACCTAAACTTGGATCAAAAGAAGCTCTGTTTGTAGCACCGGCTCGAGAAGCTTTTAATGTTACATCATCTCCAGTAGCAGGGTTTAAGCCAAATCCTTCAATTCCTGTATTTTCAGCGGAGAAAAACACGGGATTTGTTTCTGTCATTCTCTGATCAATTGCTTGAAAAGAAGATCCATTATTAGAAGAATAGTCGAAAGTAACACTTCCTGTTTGTGTAGTTGTTGTAGAGTCTCCCTTAGTATCTTTACCTGAATCTCCTACTACCAATACTCCTGTTGTTAGAGTTTGTTGTCCAGACTGAGTGAAAACCTGAGTAATTGTGTTTCCATCACACTTGGTTATATTTAAAGTAACATCTCTATTGCTGGTAGATGCATTAGGTAAAAACTTAAAGGTTACTATTTCGTTTCTTGAATTGCCATAACTAGGTGTATTACCATTCATAGTGACCCAATTGGTACCATCCCCAGTGTCTGTTAAAGACAGTGTCCAGGATTGAGTTGACATAATTTCTAACGTAGAAGTAAGTCCTGATTTACCTATTTGAGGAGTAAAATTAGGTATGAAAGAAAAGTCGCATGCAGGAGCTGGGGTAGTATTTGATGATAGTACATACTGTTCTTTAAATGGGTCAATAGCTCCCAACTTTTGAGTCGTTAAATTATCTCTAAATAAATCTTTAAAGTAATCACTCATACCAAGTTGCGATATTTCAAAAATACCATTTAACCCCAACTGCAATATTGCACCTCTCTTAGCGTCAGTAAAATACATGTTATTACCCCAACTAGCAAAACTTTCTGGGTTTTCACTAATTCCATATTCACCAGTGTATGTTATTTGAGTCCCTAATACTTGCGGTATAGAAGCTACGCTACCACCACCAACAGAATCAGATAATAAGTTTTTGCCGTATAATACCTTAGATACTTTATCTTCTTGAAATAATACTACATCAGTATCTCTAGAGTGTAATTTCTGAATAGGACCATATTCTTTATTAACGTCTTTAAAATTAGCTAACGATAAATTAAATTCATTTAGGTTATTTACATTAGTGTTTTCTACAAAAACTCCGCTATAAGTTAAGCTTGACTCTAAATGTTCTTCACCATATTCTTCTATATCTGTACTAGCTCTTGGACTATTTATTAAATATGCTTCATTCCATTGACCTTTTATTCTAGTAGCTTCTACTCCATTACCAAAAGTAAAACAATTAAAAGCAGAATTTTGCTGTTGTTCTAAGGTAGGGTTTGCTAACACGTTTTGATTTAAGCTAATGATAGCAGGCTCCATATCTGTTTGGTTCTGAAAGTTACCCTGATGAACTTTGTTGACTTTATCTATATTAAACGTAAATGGAGTTTCGTAAAATATACCAGTGTCAACAGCAGTTGGTTTAGTTTCAAAAATAGGAGTTCCGTTTTCTGATTGAGCAATTTTGAATGTAACTTTTAAATCTTTAATTTTTAAACCTGCGACTCCAGCAGTATTAGATCCTGATCCTGTTTGATCCATTACTTGACTTGATCTTATAAACATTACTAGGGCTCCGTCGTAACTTAAAGCTTTTGCATAAGTGTCCCATTGCCCTTGACCATTATTAAATGGTTCACCACCAGGACCAGAAGATTTACTTTGAATATATGAGTATTGACTTGTTGTTACATTGTTAATAGGGAAAGGAGTAGTGCCAGAGTTAGTTACATATACCCTTCTAAAAAATATTCTAGACCCTCTGTGGTTTATAGCCTTGTCATCACTGTTTAAATGTGTAAAAGATTGCCAAATATTATCTTCATAAAACCACTCTTCAAGATTATCATAATCAGCACTAGCAAAATAAAAATTATCATTTATAGATGAGTTTTCAATTGCTCCTTCTTTTAAAGTGTCTTCTTCTACTTTAACCTCTATAATAGCACCTGCTTTAATGGCTTTATCTGTACTAGGATAACTAGTGGCGCCGTTAGGGGTTTGGTTTAAATCTCCTTGTTTGTTCTGAAAAGAATTAATACCTGTAGTTCCTTCACCACCTGAGGCTGGAGCTATAGCACAAGATAATTCCGGAAAATTTCTATTAGCACCATCTGCTATATTACCACTAGAAGCACCTGTTTTAGTAGTAGGTACCTGAAAATTATTTGGTCCAAAAGAAGAGTGTACATTAATAGTCCAATAGTCAAATAAATTATATCCTGAGCCATCAGGGAAACTAATATACATATCTAAATTATATGCAGGAGTTGGAGGCGTTCCACCTGAGGCTAATGGCGGATTATTAATATAGTATGGTGTTGTGTAATAATCAGAAATTAATAAGTTTTCATACCAAAGCTCATAAACCCCGTTATTGAAGTTTTCTACCTTAAAAGTACCATTAAGAGTTATGGTTATTCTTATTCTAGCATCTCTTTCAGCGTTAGTGTCGTGAGGAGTTTTTTCTGGGGGCTTATTTCCTTGTCTTAATTTAACACGAGTGTTGGTTGTTGAAGAACCGTAATAATGAGGAAAATCTATTTGAGCAATACCTTCACTAACTCCAACAGTATTATTAAAAGGAACGTCAGTTGCTATGTAAGATTGAGTGTTAGGTTTTACTCCAGTCGCATTACTCCCTGTTGTTCCTGTACCTAACCACTCACCCTCATACTGGTCAATACTTATATTCCCATTGTTGTCGGATATTTTGAAATATAATCCTGGAAACTCATTACCTCCTAAAAAGCCTTCTTCTTTTACCTCCACTTCTAATACTCTGTATTGCTGACTAGAATTAGTAGCTATACCATTAATATTTTTCATATAGATAAAACTACCTACATCCACTTTGTTTACTTCAGGCCTTTGTATAAAGAAATAAAAATCAGTACCGTCTCTATAAAAAATAACAGGAAATATAGTGGCATAATTATCTGCCTTACCTTGTTTTACATATATTCTGAATTTACTAGCAAACTCTGGTGGTTTATGGTTTATTTTTACTCTTAAGTCATTAATAGTATCTGAATTACCTGGTGGTATATATAAGGTGTTAGAATCACTATTGCTATTAGGGTTTGAAACATTAGGTGTTAAAACAGTTGACATCCTGCCATAATCATCTAAATAAACTATTCCCACCTCATAATCTCTGTCGCTATGAAAACTAGGCGTACCAACTGTTGCAGAGTTTTTAGACTCTAGTTCTAAAGTAAAGTTAATTGCTAAATCTTCTCCCCACTGATCTTTTAAATCGTAACCTTGAACATAGTTCCCATAAATTAACCTACTTCCTATTATTTCTTGCGCTTTAGCTTTTCTAGGTACATTATCAAACAGTCTTGTTACTTCATCGCTACTTAATATGGCATAAATCTTATTGTTGTTAAACAAGACATTCTCAGTGGTGTTATCAGCCCAGTTATTTTTTTCTTTGTCAAATGTTTCTACTATATAAACAGATCCAGTAAACTCATCAAAGTATAGTAACTGAATGTCCTTAACTTGAGAATCACCTGTGGTTAATGAAACTTCTACCTGGTTAAAACCATTAATCATTGAAGTAAAAACTCCTTCAGCGTAATTCATTGAAAAATCAGTAGGTCTAAATGCTGTAGAAGAAAACGGAGACAATGCACTAAACTCGTTATTTTCATATCTCCATCTATAAGCAAACCTTATATACTTGTCGCTAATATTATTAACTACATTACTTAGAAGTGTAGGTACGGTTACATTTAACGCATCTGTGTCTTGAAGTAAAATAGTAGGTGCATATAACGGTGGCTTTACAATTACAGAAATGTCATCTTCAGTAAAATCATCTAACTCGTAATATCTTAATATATTAACTCTTCTTGGCGGATTTAAGTTGTCTGTCCAAAAAAGTAAATCTCCTATTATGTTTATTCCTGTTATAACGTGCTCAGGATCAAAATTAAGAACCCTTCCTTTTGTGTCTTTTAATATTATAGCAGAAGAGTTACTAGGTTCATTATATCTTATAATGTAATCAAAAGAAGTATCTGTTACAAACCAATAAAACTCTTCACTAGAAGGGTTAGCAATAGCACCAATAGTTTTAGCAGATGAACTTAAGTAAGATAAATCACCACCTACTTGAGTGTTCCCCAGTATGTTTTCAATAGAGCCAACATTAGATTCTTCAGAGGTTGAAACACCTATATTCTGTCCATCTCGATACTGACCAGGGGGTATAAGACGCTCATCGAGGTCTTTGTTCATTATCCCCTTCGTGAATGTTCTAGTTAATTTCATTTAATCCATTTAGCTCTTGCTCGTAAAGGCATTAAAAGTCTTCCGGGTTGTAGGTTGCTTAATCTAATTTTAGCGTTTCTTAACTTAGCAGTTTTTTCTTTTCTAGCTCTATTAACAATGTACTCCTGAACTCCAAATTTATTTTCCAAAAGAGCAAATCTAATATAAGCATATAAGTAATCTTCTGCTAATTTATTAATAACTATTTCATCATCATTGCCATTCTCCATTCCATCTGAAACATATTCCAACACTACTAGTTGACCACCCATTTCAGAACTAAAGTTAATTACACCACCTGCTTTGTCTATTTTGAAGTTAGGATTCTGATTAGCTAGTGACGTATTTAAACCGTACTGTCCTCCTATTGGAAAGCCAAAATACCATTCACCATCACAACAGTATCCCTGCTTATTATGGTATGGGTGACCGTTATTTAAATATAGTGTTGGTCTTGTTCCTTTGATTCTTTGTAAGTCTAATGTGGAATTATCTGGGCTTAATGCATTACCATTTATGTCAAAAAGTATTTCAGCATTCTGATCTTGTAAGTAAGCAGATGAAAAGTTAGTTTGAAAGTTCTCTATCAATGGAAATAAAACACCATCCTTATAAAGAGATATTCTTACGTAATTCACATAGTCGTGAGGTAAAATATATTTTAAGTCATCAGTAACAGCTAGTTCTAGTATCTTGATATTTTTTAAAGCATCGTAATTAATTTCCTGAATACCTCTTTTTGCGTGAAATAATATATTGTATCTAGTGACATTGCTTACCAGTTTATCATCACCAGCATACATTAGCTGAAAATTATTTACAACATCTTTTAACGACACGTATTGATAATCACCCCAGTTTAAATTTTTGGGAGCAACATTGTTATTGGTATAATATTTTTCGTTTGTTATATACGCCATTAAGATTCAGTTTTAAGATTTAATATTTCCTCACCCTTCTCAAAGTTAACTACCGCCTGCTCTCTAATACTAATTCCTGCATATTCACAAATCTTAATAGTAATGTCAATGGCATCCGAAAGTGGTAATTCAAAGTCTTGGTATGATGCACTACTCGGATTAAATACTGGATCACCGTCAGCACCAATAGCGTTATAAGTCCAAGCTGGGGTCTTAGGATACCTTACATAAGTTAACAATACGTCTGAAGTAATACTCTGAGGGTAAACCTGTAAAGAGTTAGCTGTAGGTCCTACAGGACTTGCTATAGACTCTGGCCCAACTACATAAGCTGGATAAGAAGTATTAGGAGCCGTTAAGTTTGATGATAATAACCTGCTTATTTTTCCTTGCGAAACTCTTTCTATTTCTGTGTATGTTGCAGGAGTTACATTCGGTACTACCTCAGCTTTCAATAAAGTATACCAGTCGTTTGGTAGTGTGAACTTTCCGTTAGCAACGTGAGTTAAAGTACTTGAAACTGTAAAGGTGTCTAAAACCTCTTCCATTTCTTTAACAATATCAGCGTAGTTTTCACCTGACATTCTTTGATTCTGCTTTTTCTTCCAGTTAGCTAGACTAAAAAAATACCCCTCAAATACTTCTAATTGAGCTTGGTTCGCAAATAAGTTAAATTCTTCTGGTGTTAAGTACCCGTTGTTGTTTTTGTTTAGTATGGATAATACAGTATTTCTTACCTCGTTGATCATCGAAAGCTATTTCCCACAAAGATAAGCAAAAAAAAAGAGCCCCACTTGGAGACTCTTGTGTCAATAACTTAAATTTATTTTACTTTCTTCTCTAAAAGCTCTAATACTTCTAGGCCATCATCTGTTTTAAAGTAAGATATCAAAGAACGCTTATGGTCTTCACCAAACGGAACAGTAATAATTCTTTTCTTATTTTCTTTCAGATTGTAATAGATTTCTCTCTTTTGTTTTCTAAAAGTAATAATGCTTTGACTAAACGCCTTAGTGACTAATTCTTCTAGCTCTAAGTCTGAATCATCTAGCATTTCTAAAAACCCTTCTGGGTCTTCTCTAGCGTATAATAATACATCTCTTTTTAGCTCATTAGTTTTTATTTTGTCAACTTTAGAACCCATAAGAACTCTACCTATCATCTCTAACTTAGCTAAAGGCAAATCAGATGCTGCTTTTAAAGCTTCTATTTCTAAGTTTAAATCCTCTAAATCATCTTGAGCGTCACGTTCTAAATCTACCTCTTCATATAGAGTACCATTTAGAGGGTGTAGTTCTAAAAATTGTTGCAATAAAGTATCAGATCTTTTAGTCGATAAAAACCCATCTTCAAAAATAATTGGTTCTATTAATACGTTTTTATCTTGTTCGTCTTCAAAAATAGACTTCTGGTTCTTGGCATACCTCATTGCTCTGTTTATTCCCATTTCTTCATCGAAATACAATAAGGGATTACTCGGTGAGTGAGTTGAATTAATCATTGTGGAGATAGGTGTCTTATCTGACTTTAACCTATACATCCTGTCTTTTAATACTTGTTTTTTCATTTGATTTAATTTAATTAAGTAAATAATAGGGGGCCGAAGCCCCCATATATAATTGTCTTTTTTATCCTTTGAACAATACAAAGTTGTTTGCACCTAGAGTACATAACGCTCTTTCAGATAAGAAATTGACTTCCATCGCATCTAAATCTGAAGTAGCAGCACCACCAGCACTACCAGTCATCCACGTCTTATATTTTCTATCTTCAGTTTCTGAAGCTCTATATCTTACGTGTAAGAATGGTCTCTTAGCATTTTTTCCTAAGACCTGATCGTATACTGAAGTGGTACCAGCTGGTACTAAAACACCGCTTACTTTTCCACCATCAATACCACCTCTTAAAGTAGCATCGTTTAAGTATTTCCAATCTGACTTATAGAAATCATAACCTCTTCTAAATCCAGAAAATCCTAGGTTTAATGCCATCTCTTCGTCATTATCAAATAATCCGTAAGAAGTACCACCTGCACCATAAGAGTTTTGACCAGCTAACATATCATCAATTGCGAAAGAGAAATTTCTATCAACAAAGATTACATTTTCCTGAATAGCACCTTGCTTGTCTAGTCTTTTGATAACAGTATCAAATTGTAATAAGTTAGATGGAAAACCACCTTCCCATACATTTCCTCTAGCTTCAATAGCTTCGAACATTCCTTCAGTACCTTGGCTACCTAAATCACTATCAGCACCAGTAACTGGAGATAAAGCGTTTACACCTGATCCTGCAGCAGCATCAACACCTTCGATCATAGACATTTCTAAGTAGTCTTCAAATCTTAATCTTGTTTCATGCTCAGACTTTAAATACCAAAGGTATCCAGTAGCTCCGTTTTCAGTAGATACTTCTACCCACCCAATTTGAGCCATATCAGAACCAGAAACAATATATTTGTCTTTGATTATAATTGGCTTGTTAGATAAGAATACATCTTCAGACTCTAAAGAACCAACCATTCCGTTAGCACCTTTTTTGAATTCAGAACCGTATACGAAAATAGTAGCTGTACCAGCATTCATTCCTACTGCTTGAGCCGCCTCATAGTAAGCTACTTCAAAAGAATCAGCTGTACCAGCTGCAGTACCAGCACCAACTGCTGTTACGATAGCTTTGTTTGAAGTTGACCCACTTTCTAAAGAAATGAAAAGTGTTTGACCTACTCTAAAGTTACAAGCTGCACCACCTGCAGTTATCCAAGGAACGTTAGTTGCAGCAGTAGCACCATCAGCTCCTGTTGTAGTACAACCTTCGTACTTTGTATGTAGTCTACCTTGCTCTGCCCATTTGATAAGGTCTGAGTTAGTAGGTATTTCAGCCGTTCCCACCATACGTAAGAATGACGCAATTGTTCTGTTACCGTACTTTTCGAATTCTTTTTCGTAAGTATCAGGTAAGTATTGATTTAAAAAATCAAAGTTTGTTATATAATTGCTTGGTAAAGCCGCCTTTACCGAACTGGGGGTTAATGAAACTCCACCAGCGTTTAATGATCCTGCCATTGTTTTTGTTTTTAGTTGTTAGTTTTTGTTTTTGTTACTTTTTATTCTTAATCCAGAACCACTACTACTACTAACTGCTGAAACTTTAAAACCTCCACTAGACACCGATTGAGTTGCGTTACGAATACCATTCATGTCAATGTTCTTACTTTCCTTAGTTATGTCATTTACTGCATCAGACTTACCTTGCTCATAAAAGAACTTGGCAAATGAATCAGGGTGCATAGCTAGTGAAAGTGACTTATGATATGAAGCGGCATCTTTTAAATAACCTTCCTCACTCAAGTGTTTCGATATGAAGTTATTGATGTCTGCTTGTGACTCTTTTAATTTATTTGAATCAGCAGGTTTGTATTTCATTACCTTGTCATTTAGCTTGAATTCGAAACCTTCGAAATTGTCATTAAATAACTCATTGGTTTTTTGTGAGAAATACTCAGACCTCTTGTTTTGCTCAGTTAGCGTTTGTTGTGTTTCCTTCTTACTTGTTTTGTAAGCTTCAAAATCCTTCAACTCCTCGGCAGGTATAAAATCTTTTGTTGACTCAACTTTCGTTTTATAGGTCTCCTTTAGATTGTTAAAGTACTCTTTGGCTTTTGCAAGTTCTTCCTTTTTTGCTATTTTTCTTTTTCGAATAACTGCAGCTTCATCTACTTCTATATCGTATGCAAATCTTTCACTAAGTTCAAAATCAACATCATCTGAATCTAAATGAGGCTTTTGTTGTTTCCAAAATTCAAACAGCAACTGGTCTTCATCCATGGAATTTACATCCTTGTTTAATTGAATGAAATCCTCTAATCCTCTTCCAGTTTCCTTTTTATAGTTTAAGTAATTAATTACCTCTTCAGGAATCTCTGGAGAATCTTTACGCTTAGAAGTTAAATCGTCTAATGACGACACTTCCTCACCATATCTGTTTCCAATAAATGAAAGAACTTCTTCCTCTGTTAAAGAGGGTTTATCTTCTACTTTCTCTTCTTTTTTTTCCTCTACAGGAGTTTCAACTTTTGTTTCCGCACTAACAGATGGTGTTTCTGCTGGAATCTCTGTTGTTTCTACTATAGTCTCTTCTTGAGCTTGACCTGCTTTTTTTAGCAGATCTTCTTCTCTTTCAGCTACTGATTTTTCTTCAGCACCATCCAGAGCTCTTACTTTTATATTATCCATTTGATTTGATTTTAGTTGTACAAAGTTAGTAACTTTTTTTTACTTCTACCTCGGTTCAAACTCTGCTAAGTCAAAACCATCCAAACTATCTTCGTTTGATTCAAAGTTTATAGGCGGAAGTTTATCTTGTCTTTGTTGTATTAGTTTAGACTGTTCAGTATTTTGTTTAGATATTCTAGAATCCTTGGCATCTTCTTTCATTTTATCTCTCTGCTGAATACTATCTAACTCTACACCTTTTAGTTGCATTTGATACATAAACTCTTCAGCCATTAAATCCTTTTTAAGAGTAGCTTCTTGTTTTAGTTTTTCTATTGCAAATTGACTTTCTGCTTGTTCTATCTGAATCTTAGCCTGGGTTTCTGCTTGAACAACCTGTAGTTTAGATTGAGCTGCTGCTTGTTGAGACTGCATATTGATTTGGCTTTGCATCTGCATCTTTTCATTTTCCCTAGCTACGTCTCTTTCTTGTTTCTTTTTACGCTTTAGTTTAAGAAGTTCGTTGGCCATTTTAAGATTCTTAATCTCTCTAATGTCAATGGCATCTTCTAAATCTATCTGATCACGCTGTAAGGCTGTCTGTATATTGGCTTCTAATTGCGCTTTTTGTTCTTCATCTGGTGCAACTTCTAAGAATATTCCAAAATCATGTAAGTATAAGTCTTTAATGTCATTTAATATAGACACGTTGTACTTTCCTATTTGCATTGCAAACTCTTCCTTGAAATCTGCATACTCTAGTACATCTGCCACTCTACAAGATAATGCCTCGGCAAGTTTCTGAGTAATCTGTAAGTTAGCCTCTAGGATGTGTCTAGTAGCTACGTTTGAATTTAAGGCTGCTAACTTTTGTAACCCTACTAATGAATCAGGATTAGGCGTTGACGCATCACGAGCTTCGTTTAATCCCGTCACGTCTCTAATCATATTTAAGTAATGGTTGTAAGAACTAATTAAACTAGCCATCTTAGCTTGACCACTGTTGGTACCTAATTCTTGTATTGGAACTCTGGCATTGTTAAACTCACCATCTTGAGTATAACTTCTACCAACTACACTACCTGTTTGAAAGTATAGCTTTAGAGCGTCTTCTGGATTGTATGCGGCACCTGTACCTAAATCAACCTCATTGAGTCCATCAGCATCTATAAACACACCATCTGGAACAACTCTAGATATTACTTGCTGTAGTTTAAGGTGAACCACTTGTATTAAGTCAGCAAATGTAATCATTCTTCTAACTAAGGACTCAATAACACCCTTATACATTCTTGGTGCTGCACCAATGTAATTAGGTAAAGCATACTGTGAAGCAGACTTAGGGCGAACCATATTCTTAGCTAATTCCCATTTTAAGACTTTTTGAGTTCCCATTACCATTATACCATCGTACCAAACGTCTATTCTTTTTTCTAACTTCTCAAACTTTTCTTCTCCTTCTGGTGGATTAAAAGAATCGTCTTTTCTTATTATTTTCTCACCGCCATTGTCCATGTATTTTTTCTTATAAACCATCTTTCGAGTAGTCTTATAATTGTAATACAACAGTGTTACTACATCTTTTTGAAATAAACTATCTTGATAAGGTCTAACAATACCATAGTAATTATGCCAAAGTGATGACATTTGAGCAATCTCTTCCATTTCAGCAGGAGTAATGTCTGGCTTTATCTTAACTAGTTCAGTTATTGGAATTTGCTTAACCTCACCGAAATAAAAACAATCATCAAAAGTTGGGCTTTCAGTGTAACTATAAATTAATGATGCTGGATCAACATACTCTACAGATATCCCTGAGTTAGGTAAAAACTGATGTTTAACAAATGAAGTACCTAATACCATTAAGTCATAGTTGACTTGCTTCTGAACTCTTTGCTTGTAATGGTTTTCTTCTAATATAGTATCAATAGCCTCTTCTTCTGCAATCTCTATAGCTGGCTTATAGTTCATCTGCATATACAACGCTAACTCCTGATCACTCTCTGGTAAATCTTGCTTAGGGGTGTTAAACATGTCAATACCAAACATTTCTTCAGTAGCTTCTAACATTGGTTTAGCAACCATATCTGCTTCTACAATCTCTTGAAACTGATGTTTCTTCTCAGCTGACATTGCATCTTGCGCACTAGCCTTAACATCAAACAACCTATCCGCCATGCCGTTTACAACGATGTCAACAAACTTAGGTATGATAGGAACTGGTGTCCAGTCTAAGTTTAAATAACTTAAATCTCCATCTACAGCAATTTCGCTTTTATACTTTTCTATTGGTTGTTCTCCTCTTGCATATAGTCTTAATCTATGAAACTCTACCCACTGATCATAAAACCTACAACTATTGCCATCTCTCTTAAACCATTCATACTGTATTGCTTCACCAACACGCATTCCATACTCCAATGAGTTCTTTTCTGTGTCTGTGGCTTGTTGATTAGGAAAGGTAGTTGGGTTGATTAGAATTACTGGTTCTTTCATTTTTACTTTATAATTGTGCTCAATGCACCTTTATTACTATATCTTGCAAAGTTAATGCTTATTTTTGATTCTTTCTTTGGGGTATGGTACAAACCTTTTTGATTAGCCATAATAGCCAAACCTGAGCTTATAGTAGCATCGTATTTTGTTCTGTTATTAATATTAAACTTAGCCCAATCTTCTAGTGTTCTACTAAAATACATAGAGCCCATTTCATCTGGATCTCTATACACTGAATCTAAATCTAAACCAACATATTTCTCAATGTAAGATTCTACTGCAGCAGCGTGAGCTTGCTTTACAGCTTCAGATGAGTTAGGTATACCGCCTAATTCTTTTTCTGTCTTAGATAGATTCATTTTACTTTTATCAGGCCTATTTATTGAAAATGCCCTATATCCTCTATTCTTAAAGTGATACAACAACCTTGGTTTGTTATTCTCTACTAATATTGGCATACCGTAAAATACACACGCCATTAATACTTCTTCAAAAAATATTTCAGCTGTTTGTGGTCTAGCTACATACTCTAAGAAAAACTGATTACTAGGAGCTTCATCCATGTTAAATTTTGTTAAACCGTGAAGAGCTCCATTAGATCCAAAGCCACCTACAGTTCCTGAAATATCATAACTATCACATCCAAAAGAACCTAAATGCTCGTTTCCTGGAAAGTAAAGATTACCTTTAGTAACGACTCTATTTTGCATCTCTGGCTTAGGTATCCACGAAACCAAGAACCTTCCATTTTTTTCCGGTATCCATACCACCTTAGTGTCTTTAATGCCATCCTTCCACATAAACTTACCTCTAGTCACTACTCTTTGCTTTATTAAAGAATCATTGTAGTCTATCTGTTGATATATTTTAGTTAAGTTAAATAAAGACTGCTTACTCTCATCCCTAAATGCGTGAGACTCAGTTCTAGGAAACTGTCTATAGAATTCATTTAATGCATCTGCATCTGTCTTTAGTGAGTCTACTTCATTTTGCCAATAGTCTACTACACCTACATTTATCATTTCTCCATCCGCACCTACTAGTGGTTTTTCTGGAGTTTCTAATACTGCATGACCATACTCATCTATATATCCTTCAAAATTATACTCCATTGGTATAAATAATGAATACAATCCAGATTTTGTTTGTCCATTGGCATTTCTTTTACTTACGTCAGAATCGTAGAACAACTTCTTAAAGTTCTCACCACCTTTATCTAAAGCATTAGAAGTAGAACCCATCATACACTTACCTACAATTTTAGATCCAAGTCTTAGACAAGTTTTTGTTACACGCCAATTATTAAGTATGTTCTCAGGCTTGTCCCACTTGCCACTTTCATCGTGTATAAGAAGAAGTAACTTTTCTCCATCATAGGAGTTGTCTGAAGTATTCTTCCAGTCCAAAACAGTATCTAAACCATCCATAAATAACTCATCCTTCTTATCCATGTTCTTCTTAGTAATCTTGCTTGCTGGAACACGATAAGCTAGCTCTGTTTTTGGCTTGTCCATACCGTCTTGAATAGGCTTAAAAAAGAACGGATAATTATTAGAAATAGGAACCACCTTATCAGTAAACATTTTCTTAGCATCAGAACCTGTCTTAGATAGTATACCTACCCTAGCATCTCTAGTAATAGTACCTTGATTAACCGCTTCACAAGAGCTCATAAATGAAAATCCAGAACGTCTGTTCTTTAAATAACACATTCCAAAACTTCTCTTGTCTGCTTTGCAGGCTTCCCAAAACAAATAAAATATTCTATTAGATTCTCTAAAATCTGGCTTACCCACATCAATCTTGGTCCAGTTTAAATACATGTAGTGAGTTCCTGTAATATAAGTTGGCTCTCCATTATTAGTAAACCATTCTCCATACTCTCTTTTATCAAACTCTCCCTCTACATAACCTACCCACTTAGACTTAAAATTATTATCTCTTTTCTGCCAATCAAATATAGTTTTTATACTCTTTAGTTCTTTCGGTGATTCATTAGCAACCCACTTATTGAATTTAGTATTAATAGATTTAGGTTTTTTAGGAAGTCCTACTTTCAGTCCTTGTATGTCATACACTTCCCCTAATGTGCCGTCTTTAGATATAACAACAATATCGTACTTCTCGTTATACCCATACTCCCAAGTCTTAGCTTTGTTCTTAGTGGTTATAACACTTTGTGGTACAAGTTCTTGTATAACTTTATGTAGTCTATTTTGATCTTTTTTCTGCAAATCCTTGTAAAGCTTCTTCTTCTAGTGTTCTTTCTTCTAAGATGGCTTGTTCTTCTTGTATTCTTTTTAATATCTCAAATGCGTCAAATATAGCCAACTTCTTAGTAGCTGCTGCATTCTTTAATCTATCTGCCGCTAAATCGTCTTCAGCATCGTATTTTATAATATCCTCTTTAGCTACTTTTATAAGTTCTTTTACAGCTGTTTCACCAGCGGTTATGATGTCTTCCTTAAGTTTTTTTACATTTATATCAATACGCATATATCTTTAGTTTTCATTCTGTATAATGTTTCCCCTTCAATCTCAAACTCGTATTCAGATTCTGGTAAAAAACAAACATTATCTCCTTCAAAAATATCTAAATTTCTTAAATCTTTATTTCCGTATTTTACCTCACCAACTAACTGCTTGTTTCTATCTACGGACAATATAACATCTTTATCTCTTTTTACTGGCTTAATAAAACAATAATCTCCTACTGAATTCCATTTATCCTTGTTTTTGTATAAGTAAACTTGCTCTACATCTACTATATACAAATCATCTTTAAAATGGCAAGGACCACTTCTTTCTACCCCTTTCATGTCGTAGTATTTTCTAAAAACATTATGGTGCACTACTACAGTATCTCCTTTAGATATTTCCTTATTAAACGCCCATAAGATAGGAACTTCTTCTACTGTAGCAAATCTATTAGTAGCAGTGTGGTCTTCTTGAGAAGTGCTTTTTATTAGCTTGCCATCACCGTGTTTGCTTAAGTTGTCATAGCGTTGACCTCCCTGAGGTTTTACTATAAAAGAAAACGGAGACTTCATGTCAATAGTTTACATTGTATTCTAAAGAAGAAGGCATTGCTACACTAAAACTCTTCCAAAGAAAAACTTCGTTCTTTTTATTCTCTACGTAAACTTTAATTTCACCATCGTCTTCTTGCTTGATTACGTGTATGGTATATGTTCTTAGAACTGGCTGTCCCACAATATAGTTCATTGCCGACTTGTAGTCTGAACCAACAGACACTTTTCTTATGTATTCCATTTTATTAAATTTTAGTACCTACTTTTTGTAGGATTTTAACCTTCTACTGGAGATGGTATAGAGTCTAAATGAGATTGCCAAGCATCTTTTACTTCTTGTGTCCAAGCTGCGTTAGCTATAGCTACTATCTGAGGATCTAATAATGATATATCTTCGCTTGGTAAATAGCTAGTTCTATGGTTAGATTTAGATATTTCAACACCATCTTCTAGCACTTTAGTAACTTCTAATACAAATATTTGCTTATATTCTCCAGAAACTTGTATTTCTTCTATTGTTTTTTGTTTTGTAATTGCCATTTTTTTAAAATTAACTTTGTGATTTATATGTATAAGTTCCCCTAACTGTAAAGCTTCCTTGTGAATTAGGCCAGTAACCTATGGAGTATTGATAATCAATATTTTCAGTTTCTGGTAAAGGACCATTTAAAGTTATTGATGAAGTTGTAAATACTTTCAAGTCTAAAGTAGTAGCTCCACCACTTGCACCTGTTACATATCTAACATTAGCAGAATTGCCTGTGTTTACAGATATACTAGCTCCTCCATTGTGTCCATATACTGAAGGACCTTGCCCATTAAATGGAAGACCTGATATTCTAGCTACGGCAAGTGTATCACCTGCGGAGCAAATTAAACTAAACCAAACAGTAACTTTTCTTCCTATTTTAACATATTCTCCAGTTGTAGTAACCGTTGGTGAACCAGCTCCAAACATGACAGGTGTCCAAGTACCCTCTTCATAAGCATCTAAAGTTTCTCCTGTAGATCCCAATTTTATTCCATTATCAAATAAAGTGTGTGATGAGTTTTTAAACTGACTTACAGTAGATGATATAGTTAATGAATTTACTCCAGCTGAATATATATCAACAGTGTCAACTCCACCACCTATAGCACCAATCTGAAATTTATTAGTACCTAAATCATATTTAACACCCGTGTTTCCTGCAGAACCATCAAAAAGAATTTGTGATCCAGCTACTATAATATCTGCACTAACATCCGCTGTCGTAGCACCTCCTCTAGAAACTATTCCAGATGCTGTATTTCCGTTAAAGGATATACCGCCTCCACTTGTAGGAGCCTGCCAAGAAGCTGTAGTGCCGTCAGATGTTAAAACGTAAGTGTTAGCTCCTATAGCTAAAGCAGATATAGAACTTGAAGAGTCTCCTATTAGAATACTTCCTTCTGTTAAAGATGTTAAACCTGTTCCGCCGTTGGCTACAGCTAAAGTACCACCTAGTGTAAATGTGCCTGTTGTAGTTATTGGATTTGTTGTGTCGCTTGTTATAGTAAGACCTGTAGTACCCCCATCTAAGCCAACACTAGTAACTGTTCCTGATCCTGATCCCGCATAAAGATTAGCTATCTCCTGAAGTTTAAATGTCTTAGTTGCGTTGTTATCGTCAATGTCTGTTCCAATAACATAGTCATTTGCTGCAGGTGTTGCGTTAGGATACGAGGTAGTGTTACTTATCTTGGCCATTTTCTTTTGGTGTTATTTCCCCGGTTTTAATGTTAATGACAGAATCGAGACCGTATTTTTCAATAAATTCGCTTTCCAGCTTATTAAAATCTACCCTTACTTCATCAACCTCCTTTAATATAGTTGACTTTTGCATCTCTAATTCACCCAGTTGCATTTTGTAACCTTGGAATTTATTTTGTAATTCTTGTAATTGGGCTAATTCCTCAGCCTCTAATTTTGTTTTTTCTCCTTTTTTCATTTGATTAAATTTAGTTGTACTACTGCAAAGATAATCATTATTTTTTTGAGCTTGTTCCGTAGTAAAAAGCAAATATATTTCCAATAACAACACCCTCTACCATACCCATTAAATGAATAAATAATTCATTTTCTAAAACTCTAGGTATATATACAACTGCATATATTATAAAAACAAAACAAGATAAACCAATAACACCTGTTACATTCATCATCCAATCATTACCACCGGCTTTAGCCATTTCAACTTCTCTATTTCTAGCTGAATCTCTATCTGCTACTTCCAACTTATACAACTCGGTAACTTGGTTATGTAGTTCTGCTTTTTGTTCAGGTGTAAGCTCAGGGTCTTTAGAAATAATGTTTTTTAATATTCCCATTGTACCATTAGAAGGTAAAACATCGCCAATAATATCTAATACTTTAGGAGCTTTCTCCTTTAGTAATATACCTATTTTAGTATCTCTTAACTTTTTCATCCACTACAGCTTTCGCAATTTTCATCATCTATGTTACAGGTTCTTTCAGGAACTGGTTCTTTCTCTAGCCTCTCTAGCATTTTTTCAAACTCTGTTGATTTACCTTCCATATATTCTATACTTAGTTTTGTTGTTGTCATCTTTGTATGCTACTAATATTCTGTTTCTTTGAGTTCGGGTAGTACTGTAACTAACGTGTACCCAAGAAGGATTATCATCTGTTCCAAACTCCCAAATTAACTGGTCAAAATTTAAATTATCTTTAATGAAGTGAAACACTTCTGCATTGTTTGGAGCATTGGCATAATCCCTGTCTAAATCAATTGCCTCTCCCTTGCAATGTTGTGAAGTAGCTACGTACTTGCCATCTATATATTTATGAGCCCCTCCAATAGCTTTATTTAAAGCTTCTGATCGATAACCACTACTAATACCAAAAGGAACCCCAAAATGATCTCTAATGGGTTGGAATATGTTCTCAGCTAAAACCTTCATATTCTCTATGTGTTCTTCTGTTGGAATATTATCTATACCTTTTCTTTTAGCGGTATCGCTTTTAAGCATTTCAGAAAGGGATAAGTTTTTACTTAGTTTCATTTCTTTTGTTTACTTTTTTTTTAGCACTTGTAATCAATCGTGATTCCATCTTAACAACCTTTACCCTTAGCCTAACATTCTCTTCAATAAGCACCTCTATCTTTGTTTCTAGTTGTGTAATTTTATTAGTAAGAATTTCAATCTGTTTAGTATACAAAC